CATTCCAGAAAACACAACAAGTCGCGTAAGATTCCTCCCCGACGCAAACCAAAAGAATAACTTTTTCTGGGTAGAACGAGCAATGATTCGTTTACCATTTGCCGGAATCAAAGGACAATCAGACAGCAAGCCAGTTGTGGTACAGGTACCCTGTGTCGAGATGTGGGGCGAAGCCTGTCCAATTTTGGCAGAAGTGCGTCCCTGGTTCAAAGACCCCAACTTAGAAGAAATGGGTCGCAAGTACTGGAAAAAACGCAGTTACCTATTTCAAGGTTTTGTGCGTGACAATCCCATTGGTGACGACAAGACACCAGAGAATCCAATTCGTAGATTCATTATCAGCCCACAGATCTTTAACTTGATCAAGAATGCATTGATGGATCCAGACATGGAAAACTTGCCCACAGACTATGCCGCAGGTCTTGATTTCAACATCAAGAAAACCAGCAAAGGTGGTTACGCCGACTACAATACAAGTACATGGGCACGTAAAGAAACTGCTCTAACTGCTGACGAAGCAGAAGCCGTTGAGAAGTTTGGTTTGTATGACCTAGCCGACTTCTTGCCCAAGAAGCCAACAGACGTCGAGTTGAAAGTGCTGAAAGAAATGTTTGAGGCAAGTGTTGATGGCCAACCATACGATGCAGATCGTTGGGCCAACTACTACAAGCCAAGTGGTTTTCAAGCAGGCACAGGAGTTGATGCAGATGCATTGCCTGCCGCAACACCAGTTGCACAGCCCAAGCCAGCATTGGCTGCAGTTCCAAAAGCAGCTGCACCAGCAGACGATACACCTCCATTTGATGTAGATGCGGCACCTGCTGCAACTGCACCGGTCGAGGCTAAACCAAGTAGCCAACGTGCCGAAGACATTTTGGCAATGATTAGAAACCGTAAATCTACTTAATTAGTAGATGCTTGTGTCGGCAGGGGTTTGCGGTCCCCTGCCTCCTTCTTTATTATGTTTTCATATATTGATCCCATCTTGTTTCCGGACCAACTCAAGGTATATGAACTTACCCCGGGTCAGTACGTGTATCCTATACACAAAAACGCCAGTAGCACCATTGCACGAGTTGCTGTTCGAGAATTAAACTATTTTGAAATACGCGAACTACAAACAATAGATGTGTATCTACGTGATCCATTTGAACGTTATGTCAGTGGAGTACAAACATATCTAAGATATCATCCTGAATTTGATCGTGAAACAGCACTACGATTCATTGAAGAATTTTTATTTTTAAATAACCATTTTAGTCTACAGTTCCATTGGATTGTAAACTTGTCACGCATGACTGATGCTTGGATGCACTTTAGACATGTAGACGAGTTACAGAGTGTGACTCACGAAGTATGGAACACATTAACACGTGATCAAACTCTTGTTGATCGTTTTCAAGACCACAGTAAATTACACTACTACTTACAATTAGATAAAATACTCTACCATGAGTTCATGGATCAAACTGTTCCAATTCGAGCCGTTGGCAGACATATTGAAAGTAAATACTCATACCTGTATCGGGAAATAATTGAACGTAGCAAACACTTATGCACTGCCCTAGACTAGATCACTTTGTACGCTTTAATCCCAGGGGAACAGTGAGTCGTTGCGGGCATATGGTCAATGCACCCGAGTTTGACTCGTTGGAAGAGATGGACAACAGTGTGTGGCTTGCGACTGTTAAGTCTACCCAGTCCCCTGCTGAATGTTTGCGTTGTTTTGAAACAGAAGCCCTACACGGAACAAGTATTCGTAAACATGCCATTGAGTTTGACACACTACAAACACAAAAGGATTACTTAACCGTAGGCGGAGTATTGGATAACCTATGTAATAGTGCTTGCATGACTTGTAACGAACAATTAAGCACACGGATTGGTAGTTTAAAGTCTAGGCAATTCCCTATAATAGATAACAGCAACAGATTTTGGCAACTACCACTGGAACGTGTTGTACATTTGGATATTAACGGCGGGGAACCCAGTTATAGTAAAAACTATAAGCATATACTTGCTAACCTACCTCCAAGCATTAAAAGTGTTAGACTCAACACAAACTGTAGCACAGTATTAACTGAATTGATCCCGCTAGTAGAACGCGGTGTTGATGTAACAGTCACTGTCAGTTTTGATGGCATGGGTGAAGTGCATGATTTTGTACGCTGGCCCATAAAATGGGATAAATTCTATGAGAATTTAATGACATACAAGGCCATGCCTGTCACATTAAACTTATGGACCACAGTCAGTGTATTAAATCAACATCAACTACCTGACTTGATTGCATTTGCTAAGTCACATGGTATTGATCATGAGTATGCGTACTTAAAGCAACCTGCGGCATTGAACGTAGATAATAAAGACCAAGAAGCTGTTGATCGATATATACAACAACAAAAGCAATTAAGAAACATATGAAATACTTTGTAGAGTTGGCCTGTAACGATATTAACGCAATATCTGCAGGCATCTATACGTTTATAAAAGAAGAGGGCATATTAGATAATGCTAAATTTGGTTGGAATTTCATTGACTGTAAGCGGTTACTATTGACTGTTCCTGAATTAGTTAATTTTTTCAAATTACATAAACTAATGCCTAGGCATGCTGCAGTTACAGTGGTCACAGAAAGTAGCCATCTGCCTAGACATATTGATGAACTTCCGGTCATAGCAAAAATTAACATTCCAGTGCTCAATACGTCCGGGTGGGCCAATAAGTGGTACGTAAATGACACAGTGGTTGCCGAGTTAATGGACATGAGATTACCAATAGTTTTTAACAGTCAAATTGAGCATAGTGTTGACTTAATTGATGCAGAACAATTACCTCGGGTTGTGGCAAGTTTTACATTCCATAATGAACCAACGGATTTACTAAAATGAAGATAGCAATTACAGGTGGAACTGCTGGGATCGGGCAAGCACTAGGCGACTTGTACCAACAACAAGGACACGAGGTATTACGTCTAAGTCGACGTACAGGACATAACATACGTGTTGTTCCCAAGACAGCAGATACTATTGAACCTTGTGATGTTTTTATAAACAATGCACAGGTGGGATTTGCACAAACAGAATTACTATTTGAAATGAGTCGTAGATGGACCGGCACACAAAAACGGATCATATCCGTTAGTACGTTAATGACTCTGGACCCTACCTGTCCTATGCCGGGTATGAGCGAATACTATGTACAGAAATTGGCATTAGAATCAGCAAACCGAGAACTAAGAAGTCAACGACTTGGCATACAGTTTACACTGGTTCGTCCGGGAAACATTGCCACACGCCCTGATAAAACTGTACCACCTGCAAGAGATGTTTACGAGTGGAGTAAATTTTTGTTTACATTACTCGATGCTGAGTTGTCTATCCCGGAGATTAATCTAGGATGACGCCCAAGGACATGTTGACCAACCCGTACTTTTGTCCAATGCCCTGGACCGGGTTGATGTACAATTTTGACGGTGCAATTAAGAACTGTATACGCAGTGCAGGCCCGCTGGGCAACATACGAAACCAACCAATCGAACAAATATTAGTAGAGAATAATCAGTACAAACAAAATAACATCTTAAATCAAACGCCAGTGGACACTTGTCATACCTGTTACGACTTAGAGCGCGGCAAGCGTGGATTTGATATAGTCAGTGATCGTGTGTTCTACATACGTGAATTAAAAAATACACCAACTGATACCTATAAAGTCAACAACTTCAATTTACAAACTGTTGATGTGCGTTGGACCAATCTGTGCAACTTTGCCTGCGTCTACTGTGGTCCCGAGTTTAGTAGTAAATGGGCAAGCGAACTGAGCATAGTACAGGACGTCCCTACAGAACAACAACGAAACCAATTTAAAAATTATATACTTGAAAACGCCGCCGATCTCAAGCACGTTTATCTTGCCGGCGGGGAACCACTGTTAATGAAGGAAAACTTGGAACTATTGGACTTATTGGATCCTGGGGTCAATCTACGTATTAATACTAATTTAAGTAAAGTGGACACACAGGTGTTTGATCGTATATGTGAATTTAAAAATG